TCTACTCGAATGATCCGTAGCAACACCTATAACTTTGTAAAGGTCGTTGTTGCTAAATAGAGTTGATTTTATTTCGTTTACTGCCTTACGTCTTTCTGAGCTACTATCAAGCACAATAAACTCGTCAGTCGTTTCCATGTCGGCAGTCATATCTGTAAACTCTGATAGGTCTAAACTAAGCGCAGGGGTTGTTGTGCCATTAGAAACATCTAATCCTGTGCCAACTGTAACCTCTGTAACTGTGCCTGTATTAGTTGTGTACCCTGCACCATTACTAAGTTGGTTATTGTTTGTTGGTATTGTTGTATCGCCCTCTAAAGCTGTACCTGCTGATGTGCCTAAAACTAAGCTACTCGTACCTGCACCTATTGTAGTCCTTACTGCTGCTGCATCGGCATCGTCAAGAATCGTCTTAGCAAATGTACTGATAGTTGTACTCGCAGGTAAACTTAAAGTCTTAATGTCTGCATCTACTTCGCTATCCATCAATGCCCCTGCTGCTGTAACATTTGCAGTATCGGTAACATCTGCGTTCTCTTCAATCGTACCGAGCTTTGTTGATGAGGTGCCATCAAAACTTATTTTAGCGTTGTTTGTCGTGATATTATTGGCTTGGGTAGTGGTTATACCCACTTTAGCATTATTCGTTGCTACATCGCTCTCTAAAGCGTCTAAATCAACGGCTTGAGTTACACTTATAAAACCTACTTTGGCTGAGTCTGCACTTGGATAGCTATTTTTCGCTGTATTCGCTGTGATTGCACTTGCTTGACTTCCTGATATTGTGGTTGTATCCCCTGCTAAAGCTGTTGACGAGCTTGTACCTAAAGCTAAGTCAGATGTACCTGCACCAATAGTTGTGCGTACAGCAGAAGCATCAGCATCATCTAAGATGGTTTTTGCAAAGGTTGATATGGTTGTGTCCGCAGGTAGTGATAATGTTTTAATATCAGCATCTACCTCAGAATCCATGAGCGCACCTGCTGCTGTTACGTTGGCTGTGTCTGTTACGTCTGCACTCGCTTCAATGCCTGAAAGTTTAGATGAGCTTGTACTATCAAAGCTAATCTTAGCATTGTTGGTTGCTATATTGCTTTCCATGGTGTCAAGGTCAACAGCTTGTGTTACGCTTATATGGCCAACCTTTGTAGCATCCCCACTTGGATATGAATTTTTAGCAGTGTTAGCTGTAATGGCATTGGCTTGACTTGTGCTTATTCCAACCTTAGCGTTGTTAGTAGCTATGTTAGATTCCATTGTATCTAAATCTACTGCCTGTGTTACAGTTAGGTGTCCAACCTTAGTTGCGTCGCCTGATGGATAAGAGTTCTTTGCGGTGTTGGCAGTAATCGCATTTGCTTGATCTGTAGTGATACCGACCTTAGCTGTGTTTGCAGTTATAGCGTTTGCTTGTGATGTAGTGATACCTGTTTTAGCAGTATTTGCTGTTACTGCACTATTACCTGCGACACGAGCATCTGTAAAATATAGATTTGAGCTACCCTCTGAGATGTTATCGGTGTCAAGTACTACTGTGCCTGTTTGACTATTTACACTATCAACAGGGGCTGTGCTTGTTAAGGTGGTTGGCTCAAACTTACTGCTTGATGTTTTAAATTGTAAAACCTGATTGTTTGATGGGCTTGACGTAGATATATCAGACAACTCTTTTACCGATATACTATTTAAGGCAGTAGTAACATTTGTAACATCTGTAACATCAGCATTTGCTTCTATACCTGATAGTTTAGTTGCATCAGCAGAGGGATAAGTGTTTTTTGCAGTGTTTGCAGCTACGTTTGTATTTGCACTCACACGCCCCTCAGTGTAGTATAGATTGCTTGAACCCTCAGCGATATTATCAGTTCCTAAAACAACTGTGCCTGTTTGCGAGTTTACGCTTGTAACTGAATTAAGCTCTGTGCTATCTACATAGTCTTTGACAGCTGCCGTTGTAGGTATGGTCGTGTCGTTGTCGTTACCTGCAATCCCATCAGATTCATCGACAAACTTTGTGATCGTAATATTTTCGCCTGTATCTTTTAAAGAACCAAAAGAAACAGTACCTGATGCTACCACCCGACCATCATTAGATACGCTAACACCTGTGCTATTGCCTGAGCCATCAGTAAGCACAACCTCACTACTGATAGCATTGTTATCATTAGTCTTTATTAGACCTTGATATGTGTCCTTTATCCTTTTGTTGTCAAGATTTGCCATACTTTACTTTCGGTCTTTTTCAAAAATCTTTTTAGTTTTACTATGTTTTTGTCTTTTGGTTTATATCTCAAAGCACCCAACCATTAAAGAGTGAATCTGAATCAGGGTAAACATCACTATCTGAGTTGCTTCTGTACTCAGGAAACAAATTATCGTTAAAACTCATATAATCAATAAATCTACGAGTGTAATACTCGGCTGTATCTCGTGCCTTAGCTACTAAGTAATCAACCTCAGACTTACTTACGCTTTCTGCGTTTTCAGATGTGTGCTTAAATACCCCACCATTTTTTATTTGATACGCAGCATAGGGTAGGTAGTTAACTTGCGCCCACCATATAAGCATGGGTTGTACATAATCATTGACAAGACTTAAATAGTTGCCTGCAAGTGAACCTGCAACAATATCTGCACTTATCTTATTGTAAAGGTCAGTACCTAAATAGTTCTGCACCTCAATCTCTTGTGCGATCTTGATAAACTGTATAAATTTATCTGTGTCAGTATTACCATCTATGATACTGTTCTTAACAAGGTCTGTACGTGATATAAATAGTGCTGTTGCCATATTAAGATGGATAAGCCCCTTTTGTTGGGGTGTTAATTGGTGCTATTTCTGATTTCTTTTTACCTCTTGGCTTTGGTTTGTAGCTTTTAGGTATGTCTTTTGTTTTTTTATAGTCAGATATATCTTCGCTTTTTTCTTTATTTTTCTTTAAAACATATAAAACTTCCTTCCATATATGGCGGCAGTAAATACCGCCCTTATGTTCAAAAAGCGAAAATTTCTGATTATTATGCATAGGCAATTCAGCAGCTTTAAAATTAAGATTTCGTGATGCTCTATCTATATCCTCTAAACGATATACAACACCTGCTTTAGATGCAGCCATCATATCACTACAAAATCTTCTTGATTTACCACCTGATTTTCTTGACCCAACTGCATACTTATATCTAACTTTGTAATTAGATTTGTCTAAATAACTAAAGCCACTTGGTTGACTTGCAACTTGATAAAGGGTTTCTTTTTCTTTTACAAAATTACTTACCCATTCCTCTTCGCTTACGTTTTCTTTATCGTAATCTCTTTCGTCAACTAATTCCCATTCGCCTGTAACTATTTCGCCCTTTAAAGCATCAAATAAATTATCATACATTTCATCAGTCAAGTCCTCTTTTGATAAATTACAACATTCTTTGCTCATCTTTACACCTGTTTCCTCTTCTCGTGTTTCCATATCGGCTACATTGTCAAGGTCAGTAAACTCTAAAGGTTGTAAGGTCTTAAAGTATAGATTGAGTGAGATGTTATTGTACGCAAGTATTTGGTCAAAGTTATCTATAAGCAAACGCTGAAATGGACGTATTACCGTGTTATCCATTAGCAAGGTAGCTGTTTTAAGCTCGTCTGCGTTGTTTCCAAGCCCTGTGTTGTCTTTAATTCCTAAAAGCATAGGGGACACTACCCTGTGTGATACAAGTATCTTACGTGCGCTCTCATCGCTTAGAAATTGATATTGATTATGCGCATCTGAAAGTTGGATAGGTTGTATATCAGCAGCAGTTTCAGCGTTATCGTTAAAAGCCAAGATAAACTTACCTGCGTTGCTTGATCCACTAAACTTCTCATAGATACGTCTTTCGATTAGTTCTCTTTGCTCAGGGTCAGGCGTTCCGTTGTTGAAGTTAATAAGCATAGATGGTGCAAGACCATTCATGATATTATTTAAGTGATAGTTGCTTATCTCTTCCTCTAACTCTGCATATTGAGTGCCACCTTGATAATCAACAGGCGAATAGTATTTAAACCCTGCTCTATAAGGTTTTATGTACATAATCTCTAACCCCTCTTTAGATGTGCCAAAGGCAGGGATTCTTTTTAACTCACTGTTGCGTTTATATTGAGTCCAATCGTTAAAGTAAAAGTACGCTTCTATCTCGCCTTTCTCGTTGCACTTTTCAGCTCGTAGTGTTTCAACAGGTATGTGTTCAAGTGTTACAATTTTAGTTCTATCTTTAGAGTATATCACTTGTAAAGCACATTGACCCATCAGTTTGTAGTCATAAACTAACTTGCGTACGCAATCATGGTTAAATAAAGATACCATTTGTGCATACTCGTCAGGTTTTCTGTTGCTATCAGTAGCGTCTAAACCTTTACCATAAATCATCTCGCTTATTCCGTTGATGATAGCATTGTTGGTAGGACTACCATTGTACCTGTCAATAAGATATTGGAAGTAGTTATTGTCATCGCCATAGGCAACCCACTCACGATTTCGCACCTCTTTTACAACAGGGCTTGTGTATGTACTTAAATTGACTATTCTTAAATCGTTTTTCATAGTATAATATAATCGTTATCGTAGGTAGTTTCTGTTGTGTACTCACCCTGATTAACTGTATAATAGTTATTCGTGTCTTGGTCAACTGTTTGGTCTGTGCAAAACACTTTGTCTTTATATATAACGCTTGTACCCTCTTTTATTGTTAAATCATAAAACCTACCCTCTTTAAGAGCAACAGCTTGACTGATAACTAAGTGATTTTTGTTGGTGGAAGCAGATGATGTGTATGTAACTGATGTGTTTGTAGAATCATCCCTAAATACCATACTTACACTTGTTGCATACGAGCGTGGTATAACCTTTATGGTTTGAGCATCCGTTGATGTAGTTAACTTTATCATAATATAATAAACTCGTTGTCAGCAGAGTGTGATACATATTGGTTTTTGTTTATCTGATAGTATGAGTTCGTACTTTGATCTATCGTTTGATTTGTGCAAAACATCATACCCTTAAATATCTTACCTACTGTATCCTGCAATACAAAAGAATAGTATGTATCTTCTGTAAGGGTGTATTTGTTATTTATTCTTAAAAAAGTAGAACCCTCTGCAAACGAAAACCCACTGCCATCCCACTCTACCTGTGAACCACTAAACGTAGCTGTATATGTATCCCAATCTTGGTCTGCTGTATATTCAGTAACTAAGTTTGTTGATTCGTTTCTTACAAACATTGACAGTGCACCTGATACAGCCCTGCGTGGTATTACATCAATACTTTGAGAACCTGTCGATGTAGTCAATATATGCATACTTATATAACGTATAGATTATAAATTTTGTGTAATAAAAAAGGGGGGCTTTTACACCCCCCATATTTAACTAAACCAAACTTAATGAAAAAACTATACGCAAATATACAAAAAATATATTAAGGCGTAGGATTAATTGGACTTGTAGAATCATCAGTAGGTGCAGCAGTACAGAAAAATGGTGGTGCTGTTTCCTGAGATGTCATTGTTAGAGTGAATCCTGATAAATCACCCATAGCTGCACCTGTAACAACTGTTCCCCCTGTTACTTCGACGCCATGCTCTTTACCTACTAAAAAGTTATTGCCATTATAGTCTTGAACGACCACCTGAGGACGTCCATGCGCTAAGAG